CCTGACAAACACAGGTTCAACGAAAATCCATTCTTAAGCAAGTTTTCAGCTTGACACATTAAACCCACGTATTTCTCTTTTATCATGAACACCCATCATTTCAGACCCTCACACAGTCTCCAGTTCATTAGGAAGCTCCCCCCCGCTTTCACTTCCCGGATCCATCCCAAACCTGGCTCCATTCGCTCTGACATGCGCAACGGAATAGTCAAAACCGCAATGTACAAGTTCGCTGATCCAGCAATCATCGACGAAGTTCTACAACAGCGACGATCTGACGCTACCGCCGAAGCCCTCACTGAGGATTTCTTCAAGACCGACCAACCAAAAGTCGACGTCAAACGAGACGCTCATTACCTACGAGCCCTCAAGGTAACTACTGACCTCTTTCGACCCAAGCAGCTCTACAAACCAGTTGCATTCCCGGACCTTCGCTACTACCCCTGGACACTTAACACTAGTGCGGAAGCACCGTTCACCACTAAACCAGTGTGGACAGCTTACCTCGCTAAGAAGTTTTCTCTTCACCAAGCAGATTCTCTAGCCATGACATTTCACAATATGTATGACGAGATCTTTTGGCAGAATAGACTTCTGGTCCATAAAATCAAAGACGGCGATTCAGCCTTTTTTGAATCCGATGGTACACCCCGACCCTATTATTGGGTTAACCTACATGCTCGCGCTCATGTCGTTGGTCCCGAAGACGACGATAAGATCCGTGCTGTATTCGGAGTTCCCAAACTGCTTTTGCAGGTTGAGAACATGTTCATCTGGCCTATGCAAGCCGACCTCCTAAACCGTGATATTTTCTCTTCTCCCATGCTCTGGGGTTGTGAAATTATGAACGGCGGATGGAAGAAGATTCGAAATTCGATTCTCCGCAAGACGGAAAATCGGTCTCAATCTTTCCTTTCAGCAGACTGGTCTCAATTCGACCGTCGTGCCCCCTTTGATATCATTGATGATGTCCACTCAGCCTGGCGCTCATTTTACGATTTCTCTTGCTATCAGCCAACAAATTTCTATCCTCATGCTTCGACTAAGCTCGAACGCATTGAGAACCTCTGGAAGTGGATGACGTACAACGTCAAACACTATCCGATCCTTCTACCCGATGGCTCACTTTATAAGTGGACCGCGAACGGAATAGCATCTGGGTATCAACAAACTCAGCTACTCGATTCTTGGGTTAACTGCATTATGCTCTTGACCTGCCTCTCCGAGTTAGGGATTGATATCGAACATCCTCACTTTTTTATTAAGGTGCAAGGTGACGACTCAATCTGCGCTTTTTCTGAATGTCCAATCCGGACTGTCGGCAAAGAACGATTTCTTAAACGTTTCGAAGCTATCGCTTTAAGACGTTTCAATGCAATTTTGTCTTCTAAGAAGACAAATTTGTCCTCATCTCTTGACGAGATTAAGGTTCTTGGATACAACAATACCTCAGGTATCGCCTGGAGAACAGAAGTTGACCTTTTGTCACACCTCTATTTTCCCGAACGCCCTCAATCGCTTGAAGCAGTTGCAGGAAACGCAGTCGGTATAGCCCTAGCGGCTCAAGGTTGTTCACGCACAGTGTTCGACATTTGCGAAGACGTATTTAACTTCATCACCAAGGAGTTAGGTCGCGAAGCGATCATGCCTGCCTCGATGGCACGCAACCTTTTCTACACAGGA